TAGCAGAAAAAGCGTGGACGGAAGCGTCAAAAGTAAATCCAAATCAACTAATGACAATGGCAGTTAATCTAGGATATAGGGCTGTCGGAGCTATAAAGGCAAACTTCTGGCAAACAGCAACCTACCAAACTCTTGTATTCTGGGGAGCAGCAGATAATCTTGGAACAATGGCTTCAATGAGAGCAAGAGATTTAAAAAACCAAGCAATTTTTGGAGACCTAGATCAAGAAACGTATGAAGCGCAAAAACTAGAAATTAATAATTTAGTTAAATCGGGAAGGGTTGTAATGGCGTTTGCTTCTGTTATGAATCCAGTTACAATGTTTCCTAATTATAAATTTTTTGGAACTATACTGGGGGCAGCAGAACAGGGAATAGAAGCATCATGGGATGAAATAGATAACATCATGGGTAACAAAAGAGCAGAAGCGGCAGAACAAGAAGCAACAGGAATAGATCCAGATTACAGACCAACATGGGATCCCAATGTTCAAACACAAACCGATCCAGTAATCGGAAGGGCACAACCATAGATTTATAAAGCGTGTGTGTGTATATTCTGAATGGAAGAAACAAAAGAAGAAGTCCAAGAAGAAGAAAAGAAACCTACCTTAATCTCACAGGCAGAAGAAGCAGCTACAAAACTTAAAGAACAAAACGATCGTCAAGAAGAATTATTAAATCGTCAAGAGGAGATGATGAGCATGGCTGCACTAAGTGGGAAGGGAGAAGCAGGCATAACACCAGCAATTCCTAAAGAAGAAACAGCAGAAGAATACGCAAAAAAAGTTATGAGCGGAGACGTCGGAAATGGTTGAAGAAAACAAATGCGGAGAATGTGGGAAGTTATGGAATAGCGAATATCATATTAGCGACGTATGTCTTAATGGGGAGATGGAAGATGACTAAAGAGCCCAAAGATCTAGGAATAAAAATAGGAACTAAAAGTCAAGTTTTATGGACTAATGTTCTAAAAGAAAGTGAAATGTTAATACAACAATCCAAAGATAATTTAGAGATCCAAGAAGAAATGAGGAAATTAGCAAAATCTAAGATAAAGAAAGAAAAGCAAAAGCTTAAATAGTTATTAGATTAAGCTAAGGCATGGCTTTAGAAGCAACACTCTATCAAGAATTAGAATTACCTATTCCATTCACCGTAGCAGATGGCGCAGGTATTGAAAAAGGATCTATTATGGAAATTTCTGATCCAAACACCGTAGCAGTAACCAACGGAGATAATGATAAAATCATCGGAATCGCCGCCGAAGAAAAAATTAACGGAGATGGTAAAACTAAACTAGGCGTTTATATTAGGGGAATTTTTAGAGGTTACGCAGGAGCAGCGGGCGTAACCGTTGGTAGAGCAATTATTTCTGATACAGCAACAGGAGCAGCAAACGAATTAGTAGTGGCGGACGCAAACTCTGAAGGAATTATCGGAACAGCACTAGAGACAGCAACAGACGGACAGACTTTTTTATTCTTACTAAATCCAATTAACCCAGTATTAGCATAATGGCAGAAGAAGAAACAACTAACGAAGAAGAAACTAACGAGGAGACAGAAGAATAATATGGGAGACGCATCAGGTCAAGCTGAAATTCGAGGAATCGACATAGATAAATTAGCGAAGGGCTTCGCAGATGAAGCAAGTATTCTTAAAAAATTTGTAGCAGTTAGCAAAACAACAGCAAGAGAAATAAGATGGTATCAAAAGACATCGGGTTTTTTAGATAGCACAGATACCACAGGAATCACATTATCACAAATAGCAAACACATCGGAGAGATCCCTACCAGTAGTTGTAGAACAAAGCTGGACTAGACAAACTTCTTATGTTAAAAAGTTCTTCGTTGAATCCCCAACAATTTCAGAAGAAGATATTAAAGACAGCGACGTAGATATCCTAGCAACAAACGTAAGAGATCTAGTAAGAGCAGTAGCAAACCAAGTAGACATAAGAATTTACAGCGTTATAATTGAAGCAGCAGCAGCTACACCAACCACACCTAATCCAACAAACACCCTAACAACAGCAGCAACAGCAGACGGCTGGGATGACGCAGTTACAGGAAATCCTATTAAAGATATTATGACAGGTAACAGAAAGATTAGAGCACAGGGTTATGACACAAGTTCAATAGTTCTATACATAAATCCTATTGAACACGAAAACCTACTAAATTATTTGATTAACGTTAAAGGATCTAGTATTCCTAGCTTCTCTAGTGAGAAAGTTAAGACAGGAGTATTAATGGAATTGTTAGGAAACAAAGTAGTCGTTAGCCAAAACGCTACAACAGACAACGCCCTACAATTCATACCTAACAGAAGCGCAACATGGAAAGAGTTTATGCCCATGAAATCAGTTGTTATAACAGACGCTGGAATAGGTAGAAAGATTAGAGTCTGGTCTGAGGGGGAAGCAATTCTAACAGATCCCAAGAGCGTCCACCAGATTACTGATACTTCTGTATAAAATGACTATTAAAAATTCTAAGAGATTATACGACCATTACGTAGAGATAGGATATAAAGAAGCTGCCGAAGATATGCTTAATAAACACCCCGAATTTTCTGAGGAAACTACTAAGAAGGAGAAATCTGATGGGAAGAAATCAAAGAGATAATACACCCGACGCCACAGGGGCATGGACTACTTCTAACGTCTCAACTGATAGATCAATAGACGCAAACGGAGCACTAGGAGTTATTGGAGACGGACTAACAACCTTAATCGAGGATCTTAAAAAACTAGGGGTTATAGCATAATGGCAGCAGGAGACGTAGACGTCCAAATTGCGGAAACAATGACCGCAGCGGCTATTAAAACGGCAGTAGACGCCGCTATTACAGCAACAAGCGCAGCAGCAACAATAAGTATAACCCAACTTAATAACAGCGCTATTGTAATTGTAGCAAGAGAAGCATAAGTTTAATAAGTTTAATTCTATAATATTATATGGTCGTAGTCGGAGACGCAGCAACTATTGGAGAGAAAGAACTCAAAAGAAACTATCCAGTAGAGGAAGGATTAACTGCGGGAACAGAAAAACAAGAAGGCAGGGTAACTAATCTAGTTGCAGAAAATAGCATAATCCCCGAAAGAAAGACAACGGGAGTAAGATAATGGCTAGACCACCAAGCGCAAATAGTGTTCTAAGGAATATGAAGAAGCAAAGCTTCGAACCTAAAACGCCCATAGCTTCTGAAATGTTTATACCAAATCATTCTGGAATAGCAGTCCACCCAGAAGCAGTAAATACTTTTGTTAAAAAAACAAATCTCCTAGATGATGCATATTGGGATGGGCATTGGAACACAGATACCCCACTACCGGCACAAACTTTTAATAAAGAAGTTATAACGTGGATGGATGCTTTTGAGGACTGGACAGAACTTCAAGCATCAAAATGGACAGAAACAGATGGGGAGTTTATTTATAGCGGGAATTTTCCAGCAAGCGGACAAAGAAAATTTTTAGTAACTTATCAGTTTACAATGGATTGTTACGCAAGTGCTTTATGGTGGTCAGCAGTCGGAAGATTAACAAAAGACGTCGGAGCAGGGCACGTTACAATAGAGGGATCTGTTCAGGCATTTAGTCAGTATGCTTATGTTATAGTTTATGGAATATATTTGGAGAGGATTCAATTATCTAATTCTACAATAGTAACCATAGAAGAAGGAGACAAACTAGCTTTTAATCTAGGATTCCATTGTTCAGGGGGGGGAGCTTCAACATATCTCATAGGGGGAATAAATACTATATTGCTACAATTTCCAACAACTCCCGTAAAAGGATTTCACATAAATATAACTCCCATAACTGATCTAAAATGAATTTAATAGATATTATCCACGTTAGGAAAATTGCCTCAGATACGGCTCAAACTAAAATGATGGAAGAAGTATTCACCGACGAGCAAAAGATAAAACTCGCAACAATAGAAAGTCTAATAAATGAAATTGGGGAAATCAGCGTCGATACTGAACTAGACGCCACCATCACAGCCCTAACAGAAATAAGGGATAAATAGAAAGACTTATAAAGAGGGGTGTGTTCTTATTATAATGAAAAAGAAGGGGGTAATAACATGAAAATAACACTAATAAGTATAGAGCATAAAATGGCTAAATCGGGAGCTCCATTCTCCGTAGTCAAAGACACCAACGGCGAAACCTACACTATCTGGAACGAGGAAATCTCAAAGAAATTAATTTTTGGACAACCTATGGATCTAGTAATCAAAGAAGCAAATGGATTTAAGAATATTCGTGGAATTGGAGAGGAATCAGTAAAGGAAGAAAAGATAGTCAATACACTTCCATCACCTCAAATACA